TGGCGGGGTTATTTTGAGTTGCCCAGCCGGCTTGGCCAGCGGTGGTCGGATTAGAGTCCTGCTGTCCTAAGAGACGCACATATGTAAGAGGAGCTACATTAGAGCGTAAAAAGGCCTTCGCGGCATACGTTCCATACATGGGTGATTGATAATTACCTTCACGATAAATATCGCCGCCGCCATTACCGGGAACGGTATCTCCAAACATCTCCACGAAATGTGAATAAGACTGTACCTTAATCGGCTGCATTGCGAGCCCTCTGCGCGCGCGGCCCACCACTACGGGACCAATCTCTTCAGCCGATTTGGGAATAAATGAATTATCAATTTCATTTATAAAAACACCGGGAGATACAAATTTAAATCTTTTTACTGACATATTGTTTTTTCCTCTTTAACGTCTTTGAGTCGAAATGTACTCTATTGCAATCATTAATTAAATAGTATTTCTAAACTCAAAAAGCTCCTGAACATACAATAAAAATGGAGGTTGAGTTCAGGAACTCTTTCCAAAGAGGTTTGTGTTCCCTGCGGGCACCGGTCCTTCGTTGGGAAATGTGATTTCTACCGTGTTTTCATCAATTCTAACGATAGGCCTGTCATCACTTGCGCCTTCTCCGATCAAATAGCCCAAAACATTGATGGTAATTTCGCTTGTAAACATGCGCATATCCTCCGCTAAATTATTAACGTTGTTGGTGTGAGTAAAGCCTTGATCAATGAAAGCTTCATATAAATGGCCATTTCTCTTCATAACAAAGGCATTAATTTGGCCTGTGCGAGCTATAAAGGGAGCTATCATATCGTTCATTTGTTGCTGGTATTCAGATTTAAGCATAATCTTATAGCCGACTTGAACATATACTGGGATAGGAATCGATAAGGTCTGAATTACGATTTTTTTGTTTATTCTCGGATAGTTTCTCTGTCGGGCGGCATCCGTATTGGTGCGAGTACCCGATGCAACCGCAAAATTCCTTGTTTTGTCTTGTACGATTCTTTTTGCTAAAATAAGTCGGCCCGATCTTCCGTTTTTGTTTTTTGAATAAAGATTTGCTTGAAAAGAACCTTTCCGAGCTGGATCTTTAGTAATACCCGTTCTTTCTAAGCTTATCAAGGGGAGCTTTAAGGCTCCAGCGTCATCTCGCAATGACTTTTCATTTTTAATCTGAAAGGAGCGTTCGGGTGCTTGCCATAAAATGGGCGGCTGCAAAAAGCCTTCGTTAGTAGTAGTGCTTAACTGTAGATCTTCTTTTAGCCATGACATCATGGCATAATCAATCGTTTCGATTGTAGATTCCAACATTCCTATTTCTTTGAGAGAAAATGTCGAATTTGACCCCGTTGGCAACATCGCAAAAGTAAAGTTATCAGGTAGCATCGAATAACCCCTTTCTAGCTCTCTTGCAAGTAGCAGAGATTTCAAAACTATGATCAACTTGTCCAAAAAGCTTTTTTGGTTCGGACAGTTTTACTATTTCATAAAAGAAATCACCATATAATACAAAATCACCCTCTCGGACTTCTAAATTTTGATCTTCGGTAAGTCTTCTGCGGTGAAAATGCACGGAAATTTCCCATAACTTGTCTAGTCCGGCGCCTTCCATGTATTCGGTCACATAGTCGGTAAATTCAACCAATGCATATACGCGGACAGGAGGCAAATAGGTCTTTTCTATTGCCTCTCCATATAATGGGTGAAAATTGGTGGTTTCTAAGTCGACGGGATAATATAAGATCTGTTGGCCAATGACTTTTTCAATTAATTCGTCATTAACTTGCTTTACAAGATCTCGTTCCTTTTTTCCTAGAAATAAAGGAGGTGGTGGTGCAGGCGGCCTTTTCCATTTATTGTCTGCCATCGGTTATTATCCTACAAAAATTGGAAGAGGAGAGTTTTTAAATGTAGTTGCGGCTGCTTCAGCTTTTTCGCTGTCCATTTTAACAAGCTCTGTGTATTCCACCTCTTTAAGCATTTCTTTAAGCTTTTCTTTTAAGTCTGTTTGCTCTTCTTTGGCCTGTGATAGGAGTTCTGAATGATTCAGTGTCACGGTTTCGCCCGGAATCGGCATTGTAGTGAATTTTCCTCTAATCTGTCCCAACATCTCCTTGCAGAGAGCCAATGAATATTTTCTAATCCACTGTTTGCCCATAGAGTTAATATTGCCATAGGGAATATTACCAAACGGCACTGTATTAAGATTATTAATGCCGTCCATGCTGCCAGAATAATTTGTCGCGGGTTCCCACGCGTTGCCTTCAACATAAAACTTAAACCAAATGCGATCCAGGTCTCCCAGGCCCCAATAGCTCGGAGTAGGATAAAGTCGCAATTGATTATTGATCAATTCATAAGAATAATGAGAAGTTCGTGTATAAATTGAATCTTCATACATAATGGCTTGCATTTTGTTTTGCCATGTGGGAATTATCTCAAATGTTGAATCATCCGCAAATTGTCCGTATGTGGAGTAATTGCCAACGACGCCTACCCCTCCGTAGTACCCATAGAAGCGCCACATTGCCCTAGGAGACTTGTAAAAAACTTGCGTGACATAAACACGCTTATCCTTAACTTTCCCGCTGTAAGTGACAGGATTGCCGTCATCATCTACGCCCGAATTAGACGCACTGTTAATAATGGACTGTACATCATAATCTTGCTGATCGATTTTTGGCGAAAAGGAGGCTGAATATTGAGCAATGGTGCCTCCAAATCCGGCAATAGCAGACAGGCCATCTCCGATCTTCTTTGCATAGGACATCTGGAATCGCGGGTATTTTAAACTAACGCCGTCTGGACCTGATGTTCTATCGCCCTTGTGATCAAAAGTACCAGTTGCATCCCCCAGCACATCTGAAAGGATATTTTTGCCCTGGTGAAGATTGACAATGTAGGAATATTCTAAAACTGCCTCTTCATAGGCCGCATACACGTTATTAGCAGTTAATTCAATGTCTACAACATCGCCGCCCAATTTTTTGTATACGAAGGCGACTTGTAAGGAGGCGCCACTTAAAAAATCCGCCGATCCGGTATATGAGCCGAAGGGCACACCTGCGGCTACCTTAGAGACAGTACCAGTGGCTGGTAAAACAATTGCACTGGTTTCTGATATTGGACTTAAGTTAGTTGGCATTAATGAGATCTCCCGCTACACTAAGTAGTGATCTTCATCACAAAATTCCAATGATAAAATGCCTTCTTTATGAAGCTGTCGCACTTTGACGAGTTTCTTTCGTCTTCTTAGTTGTTGTTTTCTTCTTTTTGGTAGTCCGAGATTTAGAAGTTTTTGTTTCCGTAGCAGTTGGTGCTGCGGAAGTTTTTGTTTCTGCCGTAGTCTCAATAGCTGGTTCCGGCAACGTATCCGGTGTATCGGGCGTGTCTGTCTTCATAATCGGATGAGTGCCAAACTTATTGGTAAACTTTCCGGGTGTTGTGTTTATTCTTCTTTTCTTTCCCATGGAAAACTCCTTGTTATATAATAACTAGTATAATTTCTATAAAACGAAAATCTCAAAAATTTGCCGGCGAAAAAATGTGGGAGATCGTCATTTCTAAAAAAAACCTCACTCCGCAGGGAGTGAGGCTTAAAAGACAAAAGCAGTCTTTTACTTCTTGTTTAAGAAGCTGCTGACGTTGCGAACAGTGTATCTGTCACATCAATAACGACGCCCGTACAGTGCATGTAAGTGCCATCGGACACGAAGTCAAACCTTTCACCACTAGTCGAGCTAGTGCTGCAATTAATGAAATCGTGTGTCGTGCCGTCAGCAACATCGGCGCCGCCGCCGTCACCACCGATAATCAGGCCGGTGAAAAACTCACCACTCGCCGTTCCAATGTTTACAATTTGGTCCATTGTACCACCGTCTTGCTCGTAGATAATAACAGAAAGAGTCCAACCAGCACCAACTGTTGCGGCTGAAGGCAACTGAACCAAGGTCGTAGCTGCAGGATTAACGTGAATCACGGCGCCACCATCAGCAGCGCTAACTGTATAGTCCGCCGTCTTGGCCAAAAATCTACGCTTTGCGCCGGTTAACGTCGAGTCAGTAAGCAGAAGCTCTCTCTTTAAATTCTCAATTAATGTTTGGGTTCGCGCCAAACCCACTCTTTTAGTTCCCATTTTTATAACCCTCCATTTATAATCATGTCATCAAACATGGGATGAATCTCTTGATTCGTAGGTAAGTAGTCTGCCCACAAAAGAAAGCCCCCATCTTTCGATGAGGGCTTAACTTTTTGTTGCTCTATCTAATTTACTAATTAGCCAGTAGAGCCCGACTCACCTTCGAGTCCACGCACGACAACAAGGCCGTACATATCGGGACGCACCATTTGCTTGGCGTACCGAGTCATCACGCCCTTGCGGGGCACGAAGTCTTCGGGGCCAAAGATGGTGGGTGTAGTCTGCAGTGGCACGTAAGGTGCGTACACATATCCACTTTCGAGGAAAGAGGATCCGCGACGACCAACCAGGACCACGTTTCGCAGGAAGTATGGGTCAACAATGACATCAAACTTCTT